TTCAACAAATAGATATTATGTAGTAACTAAACAATTACAAGAATTGTACAAGACTACTGGTTTCACATGGAACAATGTTTCTATTATAAAAATATATTCTACAGTAATTAATGATGGATCTCCTTCTGAAGATTTTTATATTGGCCTAGATGCAATCAGATTTGAAAATGTATCTACAACAAACCCAGTTTATGGAATGACTGGTTATACAGTTCTAAAAAATGTAAATGCAGAAACTGTTATTAAAGCAGCAAATACAAGTAATTACATAGAATTTAGATTTGCCCTGGATGTGCAATAGTGCCTACACCAGATGCTGGAATTAAAAAAGTTATAATTTCTAAATCTAAACTGCCTGGATTTTTTGGTGAAAATAGAAAATATCTTTTACGATATAGATTTATATCAGAAGACAAAAACAGAATTTCTCATTGGTCTCCAGCGTATAAAATTATAGCAGAAGATACTCCCTCAGAAATTTTAAATAGTATGATTATAGACACAACAAATAAGGTTATTAATTTAGCGTGGCAACCACAGGCAGGAATGGAAGAATATTACATATATGTAAAATGGAATAACGGTGGTTGGCAATATTATACTAAAACATCGCAAACCAACTATTCTATAGTTTATGACGCAACAAAAACATATGTTCACATTGCCGTTCAAACAAGCACAATTCCATTAGAAAAATTTAATGACGCAACTCTTTTTGAAAATGAGGGCAGTCTGATATAATTAGACAGGAGGAATAATGGCAAAAATACCATCACCAGAACCAGGGCAACCGATAGATGTATCTTATATAGATCAGATAGTACGTGCTATAAATGATTTGTCTGTTCAGGTTTCCCCCGCAATTTATAAATATGTTACAGTAGACGTTCCTAACTTTACATCTCAAAGTGCAAAAATATCTGAGACAAGAGTTATAGCAGGATATGTTGATGTTGTTAAAAGCAGCAACCAGAGTGTTGGAAGCCAGCAACCTTTTTCATATCAATTTAAACCAGAGTTTAAATATCCCCCAATCGTAACAGCATCACCTGTAAATATTGGCGGTACAGAAGCAGGTAAAAATATCAATGTAGTAATAAAGACAATTACAACATCAAGAGTAGATGGAGTAGTTAATTTTAATTCTTCTGGTGATGTTTCTGTTGGAGTTAATTTAATTATTTTTGGCATACCTAATTAATGATAAAGTGCAAAAAATGTTCACGAAGTATGATGGTAGACAGAGTCTTCAACTCATTATCTCATTTAGAAATTTTTTGTTTAATGTGCGGATCAAGAATTTTTTATCATCCGCCATCTGATTCGGAGGAAGGTAGATGGCTACTAAAAAAGGAAATAGAACGAGCGAAGAGTACAATGTCGCTCCTGTAATACCTGGCAATAAAAAAGTATGGTTCTTAAACAAAGATCTTGTTAGAATTGTGCATTATAACAGATCTAATGGTATTATGTCAATTTATAATATTAATAAAGATAGACTAGAAAGTTGTTTAATTAATGATTTTAAAACTAAAAGAGAACGAGCATATACTGTAGGAGAGACTGCTGATCTTGTTAATAGACATAAAAAATACATGCCTTCATTAATGAAGCGAGGCATTATTCCATTTCCAACGGGATCTCAAAATGGTGGAGCAAGAGGATGGCAAATAAGATCTTATTATTCTGAATCGCAAGTAAAAGAGATTCGTGATATACTGGCTACATACCATATTGGTAGACCAAGAAAAGATAATTTAATAACAAATGACATTACTCCCACAAAGGCTGAGTTGACGAGACGAATGGGAGATGGTATACTTACATATACAAAGACTGAAGACGGTAGATTTATACCAATTTGGTCAGAATCAATATAACAGAAGGGTATGAAATGGAAGACACAAAAGTATCAGTAACACTTGGCTATACACAAAATCTAGGAAATTTTCAGTCATTAAGATTAGATCTTGGTATTGTAGATTCAAGACGTGATGGAGAGACCATAGATCAAGCGTTTGAGCGTGTATATAAGTTTGTTGAGGATAAACTAACAGAAAAAGTAGCCGAAGCAAAGGTTGAAATAGAAGAAAGCAATTAGTGTGACTGATAAACAGAAGCGATTGGCTCTGTTAAGTAGGTTTGATAAACACTATAAGTTTAAACTAGGACAGGCGCCAAGATACAATAAGTGGGTTGAGCAATGGTCTGCCAATGCTTTAATAGACTCTTACGGCATGGAAGTATGCTATGAGTTACTTGACTATTATTTTGAAGTAACAGAAAATCCTACTTGGAATCATTTTTCTTATATTGCACATGATATACTGGAAGCAAAAGAGCAATACGCTAAAGATATAAAAGAACGAGCAGAGCGCAGGGAAAAAGCAAAGGAGTGGCTGAGTGAATAATACAGAATCAAAATTAATCTCAGCCGTACTAAAAGACAAACAGGCCCATGTTTTGCTTCAGGCTAATATAGAAAATATACTAACTACACATGTAGATGTTTGGCAGTTTATTAGAAAATATTATGAAGCAAATGCTACCGTTCCACCAACAGAGTTAGTTGTAGAAAAGTTTAGAGACTTTGAACCCATAAGTGGTGTTGGTGCGACTAAGCATCACCTTGAAGAATTACAGGCAGAATATTTAACAAATAGTCTTAAAGATATTATTAGATCTGCAGCAACAGATGTTCAGGGTGGACAAGGTTTAGATGCCCTAGAATCTCTTATTACAAAAACCGCAGAACTTAGGAAAAACACAGCAGCCATTCGTGACATTGATGTAACAGATTTAGATTCTGCTGTTGCATATTTTGAAAATCTTAAAAAACAACAAGAGGCTGGGGCATTAGGAATCAAGACTGGACTTCCAGGATTTGACAACTACCTACCCTCTGGAATCATGCCAGGGCAGTTAGGAGTCTTCCTTGCATATCCAGGCATAGGAAAGTCATGGTTGTCTCTCTATTTCGCTGTACAGGCCTGGAAACAGGGTCGTAGCCCAATGATCATAAGTCTTGAAATGTCTGAGGTAGAAGTTCGTAACCGTGTATTTGCAATCATGGGTGAGGGAGTTTGGTCACATAGAAAACTCAGCGCTGGACAGGTTGAGATGGACATGCTTAAATCTTGGCACACAAAGCACGTAACTGGAAAACCAGAGTTCCATATTATTTCAAATGATACTGGTGGAGACATAAACCCTATGGTGCTTCGTGGAAAGATAGATCAATATAAGCCAGACTTTGTTATTGTTGATTATCTACAACTAATGTCACCAAATCAAAAATCTGATAATGAAACTATTCGTATGAAGAATCTATCTCGTGAACTTAAACTAATGGCTATTGCAGAAGAGGTTCCAATTATTGCTATCTCATCTGCTACTCCAGACGATGTTACTAAGTTAGATACCGTGCCTACACTGGGTCAAACTGCGTGGTCACGACAGATCGCCTACGACGCAGACTGGGTACTCGCTCTGGGCAGGGCATCTAATAGTGATATTATTGAATGCGTATTCCGAAAGAACCGTAATGGTTTTATGGGTGAGTTCCTAGTACAGGCTGATTTTGACAAGGGATATTACAGGTATAAGGATTATGAAGATAAGTCAGTATAATATGCTCCATGGAAACATTTCCACACAAGGCTATCAAGCGGTTTGGTCTGGATGGGATTATCGTAGATGACTCAGCCATATACAGACTGCAACAAGAATATATCAGGTTATTGGTATCAGAAATGCGCCTATCTGGATATGCTCCAAGATTTGACATTGACCCAGAATTTACACTATCATATAATGAACAAAAAAATTACTTTGAATTTGCATTAAGCGTATACGGAATATATATAGGGAGAAAAAAGGCAGAATGGATATTAGGGATAGACGGAACCAGACCAATTTATACACAGCCAGCCAAATCAAAAGAGTACTCGCAGGATCTGGCGTAACTGTAGAAAAAGAAACAGAGTCTGAATATATTGTATTTTGTTCTTTTCATTCTAATCATCGCACCCCTGCTGGAGAAATAAATAAATATAGTGGATTGTTCTTCTGTTTCTCTTGTGGCAAGACAGCAGATCTTATAGAATTAGTCATGCATTTTTCAAATAGAACATATTTTGAATCTGTTAGATTTATTAAAAGCAAAGAAGTTGAAACAGATATTTTGTCTGATGTAAATTCTAAATTAATAGAAAAAGAAGATTGGGCAGAATTTGACATGTCAATAGTTCAAAGGCTGCACGAGCAGGCCCTTTTATCAGAAAGAGCAAAAGAGTATTTTATTAAAAGACAGATTACTAAAGAGTCTGTAATTAAATTTAAACTTGGGTATTCTGAAAACCAAGATATGATTTCCATTCCAGTACATAATCATGAGGGTTTGTGCGTAGGGTTTGTCGGTAGATCCGTTGAAGGAAAAGATTTTAAAAATACAACTAAACTTCCAAAATCTAAATTATTGTTTAATCTTAACAGAATCAAGGCAGCATCCAGAGTATATGTGGTAGAGTCATCTTTTGATGCCATAAGACTTGATCAAGTCGGAATGCCAGCAGTAGCAACTTTGGGTGCAAATGTTTCATCAAAACAAATAGATTTGCTTCAAAAATATTTTAGCGATATTAATATTATTGCAGATAATGATGAAGCAGGCGGTAACATGAAAGAAAAGATAGTCGAAAGATTAAATGGAAATGTTACTGTAGTTAACTTAGACGAAAAGTATAAAGACATAGGTGATATGACTGATAAAGAAATATCAAGTATTAATAAAAACTTTGGAGATAATATTTTGGAAATGTTGTCATGAAAAAACATACTGAATGGATATATGCCATTAAGTCAATGTTCAATATTAAATATTGGACAAGGGCAAATACTGTAGAGTTTTTTGCTTTTATGACAAAACTTTTAATAATTTTTCCTGGGTTACTTTTTGGAAAACAATGGTGGTGGCTTTATATTTTTGCTTTAATATCTAGTTTGGCATTAATATGGTCATCAACTGTAAAAACTTTACCTACAATAATAATTTTTAATATTGTTTGGTGCATACTAGCATCTTTAGCAATATTAAAATATTTTGGTATTGTTTTATGACTTTCTACTTGACAAAAAAATACTTATAAGATATACTTAAATAACAACAACAAAGGAGAAAACTATGAGCGTTATTAGGGGATTAAAAAACATCAATGCCCTGCTCGATAAGAAAACAGATGAAAGCGGTCCGAAGGTTCGTTGGCTAAAGTTGGCTGATGGACAAGCAGTAAAAATTAGATTCATTGAAGAATTAGATGAGGATTCCGCAAATTATAACGATAAGCGTGGTCTTGCGCTTGTTGTTAAAGAACACACAAATCCAAAGGACTATAAGCGTAAGGCTGTAGATACTTTGGATACTGAAGGCCGTGACTGGGCTGAAGAAATGTATCGTAAAGATCCAAAAGGAAATAGCGGATGGCGTGGCCGTCTGCGCTTCTACTGTAATGTACTTGTAGATGACGGTATTGAAGATAGGCCTTATGTTGCTATCTGGTCTATGGGTGTTAGCAAGCAATCTTCGTTTAACACTATTCGTGAGTATGCCCTTGAAACAGGAAGCATCTCAAACATTACATGGAAGTTAAAGCGTAATGGTCAGGGAACTGAAACATCATACACTTTGATTCCATCGGCTCCAGATAAGGAACCGTTTAATTGGGAAGGTATTGAGCCATATCCACTAGAGAAAGCATTGCGTCGTGTTCCATATGCTGAACAAGAGGCATTCTATCTTGGATTTGATTCACCTTCATCTACATCAGCGACGAACATCGACTGGTAGTAGATGAACTACGTTCCATTACATTTACATACCCATTTCTCTCTATTTGATGGTATTGGGTTGCCATCCGAATATGTAGATCGAGCAAAAAATTTGGGTATGCCAGCAATTGCAATTACTGACCATGGCTCCCTTTCTGGCCACAGAGAAATGTATCGCATTGCTAAATCTAATGGAATCAAGCCTATTCTTGGCATAGAAGGTTATATGTGTGAGGATCGCTTTGACCAAAGAGATAAAGCGGACCGAACAACTCCACTAGACATGGTTTATAACCATATAATTCTTCTAGCCAAGAATAAGGTTGGTTTAGAAAATTTAAATAAATTAAATGAAATTGCTTGGACAGAAGGTTATTATAAAAAGCCACGTATTGATTTTGAGGTTTTGTCTAAATACAAAGAAGGAATTATAGTTGCTTCTGCATGTCCAAGTGGAATTATTGCTAAGTCCATAGAACTTGGTGAACTTGGTATGGCAAAGAAATATATTAAATGGTTTAAAGAAACATTTGGTGATGATTATTACCTTGAAGTAATGCCACACAATGATGAATCTATTAATCAAACTATTCTTCAGTTAGCAGATGAGTTCAAGATTAAGCCGATTGTAACTCCAGACTGTCATCATGTTGATTCATCACAAAAAGAGATTCAAGAATTAAAACTTATTTTAAATACATATTCAAACAAGATTCAGAAAGATGCTACATACGAGAAGTCCAAAAAACAAGGGGACTTAATGAAGCGTCTTGATTATCTATACGGTGCAGACAGACAGATGTCATTTAACAAGTTTGACATTCATCTTCTTTCATATGAAGAAATACAGGCTGCTATGGAAAAGCAAGCAATCTTTAGAACTGACATTTATGAAAATACTATTGATCTTGCAAGCAAGGTTGAGGACTATGACCTTCAAGATAATTTAAATTTGTTGCCAGTTCAATATAAAAATCCAGATAAACAATTAAAAGAACTTGCCATTGAAGGATTAAATCAAAAAGGCTTAAACACAAATCAAGAATATCTTGACAGATTAGAAGAAGAGTTAAAAGTCATCAAAGATAAAAAGTTTGCACCATACTTTCTTGTAGTGCAGAGCATGATTGCCTGGGCTAAGAAGGAAGGCATTATGGTTGGCCCTGGTCGTGGATCATCTGCTGGTTCTTTACTTTGCTATGCTCTTGAAATTACAGACATTGATCCAATCAAGCATGGACTTCTTTTCTTTCGTTTTATTAATCCTGAGCGTAATGACTTTCCTGATATTGATACAGACATTCAAGACTCACGTCGTGAAGAAGTTAAAGATTATCTTGTTAGGCAGTATAGGCACGTTGCATCAATTGCCACATTTCTTGAATTCAAGGATAAGGGTGTTGTAAGAGACATTGCAAGAGTTTTAAATATACCGTTGGCAGAAGTAAATAAAGTTTTAAAGTTTGTTGATACATGGGAAGAATATTGTTCCTCAAAATCAACTAAAGAGTTTCGTGATAAATATCCAGAGGTGGAATTATATGGAGACAAACTACGTGGTCGTATTAGAGGTACTGGCATACACGCTGCTGGTGTTGTTACTAGCAAAGATCCTATTTTTAGGTTCGCACCCATGGAGACACGTGTTTCTCCTGGTAGTGATGAGCGTATACCTGTTGTGGCAGTGGACATGGAAGAGGCTGAAAAAATTGGGCTCATCAAAATCGACGCCCTTGGTCTTAAAACATTAAGTGTTATTAGTGATACATTAAAGATAATTAAAGAAAGAGAGGGTACTGATATAAACTTACTTTCTTTAGATATGGCAGATCAAAACATTTATAGTATGCTTTCTGAAGGATATACAAAGGGTGTATTTCAATGCGAAGCAAGTCCATACACCAATCTATTGGTTAAGATGGGTGTAAAAAATCTACAAGAACTTGCTGCATCCAATGCGTTAGTCAGACCAGGTGCTATGAATACTATTGGAAAAGACTATATTGAAAGAAAGCACGGCAGACAAGCAGTAAACTACTTGCACCAAGCGATGAAGCCATTTACAGAAGAAACATATGGGTGTATCCTATACCAAGAGCAGGTTATGCAGGCTTGCGTTGAATTAGGGGGGATGTCTTGGTCTGAAGCCGATAAGGTTCGTAAGATCATTGGTAAAAAGAAAGATGCAAGAGAATTTGATCAGTTCCGTGAAAAGTTTACTGAAGGTGCTTCTAGGTTTATTAGTCCTAATCAGGCTCGTGACTTATGGCATGACTTTGAAGCGCATGCGGGATATTCGTTCAACAAGTCTCATGCGGTTGCTTATTCTACGCTCTCGTATTGGACGGCGTGGTTAAAATATTATTATCCAATTGAGTTTATGTACTCAATACTTAAAAATGAAAGGGACAAAGATGCACGAACTGAATATCTTATTGAAGCGAAAAGAATGGGTATTAGCATTAAACTACCTCATATTAACGATTCGGATATTGATTTTAAGATTGAGGGTAAAGGTATTCGGTTTGGATTGTCGGGGATCAAATTTATCTCTGATACGATTGCAGAACGATATATACAGGCACGACCTTTTAAGTCTTATGCCGAACTTGAACAGTTTACTTTTACGAAAGGAAACGGAGTAAACAGTAGAGCGCTTGCTTCATTAAAAATTATTGGTGCTGCAACTTTTCCAGATAACCCGAGAAATGATTCTGAGATTAAAGAAAATCTTTATGAGTACTTAGGATTGCCAGAATTTACACAAACAGTTCCATCTCATTTCCATGCATTTATTAATCCAGTAGAAGATTTTGAAGAAAAAGGATCTTTTGTTCTAATGGGTATGGTTAAAAGTATTAAAAGGGGCAAAGGTTGGAGTCGTGTTGAGATATTAGATAAGACTGGAAGTATAGGAATATTTGATGAAGAGCAAACCACAATTGAGGCTGGACGAAGTTATATTGCACTCTGTTCTGATAATAGAATTGTTAGTGCTGTTCCTGTAGATGAAATAAAATCATCTAATTCTGCTTTAATAAAATTTTTAAATTACAAGACACTTCCTTACAAAGATGATGAATTGTTTGTGGTATCCTTTAAACCAAGGATAACAAAAGCAGGTAAAAAAATGGCATCTCTTACTCTTGCAGATACATCAAGAGACCTTCATCCAGTAACAGTGTTTCCAACAGCATTTGCAAAAGCATATATGAAGATAGAAGAGGGAAATGCTTATAGGTTTGATTTAGGCAAAACAAAAGAAGGAACAGTTATATTGGAGGATATACATGTCGGTTAGTTTAGAAGAAGCACTTGCACAACTTGATCCTAAGTTAAGAAAAAAACTTGGTAGCGGAATTGGGGTAAACTTTGAGTATCAGCCCACTCCTAGTTTTGGATTAAATAAAGCCCTAGGTGGAGGCTTGCCATACGGGAGACAAGTATTAATTTGGGGAAGCAAGTCTTCTGCAAAATCTTCAATGTGCTTACAAATGATTGCACTTGCACAAGCAGAAGGAAAGTTGTGTGCATGGATTGATTCAGAAATGTCGTACTCAGAAGATTGGGCAAGAAAGATGGGTGTAGATCCAGAAAAACTAATCTACTCACAGGCAAGAACTATTAGCGATATGGTAGATGTTGGGGTGGCTCTAATGAATGCTGGTGTTGATTTAATTGTAGTAGACTCTATTACATCAATGCTTCCTGCAATATATTTTGAAAAAGATACTGATGAAATGAAGGCTTTAGAAAACACAAAGCAGATTGGAGCAGAGTCCCGTGACTTTAGTAACGCATGGAAAATGCTTAACTATGCAAATAATAAAGTTAAGCCAACTCTTCTTGTTCTTATTTCTCAGTCTCGTAATAATATTAATGCTATGTATACTAGTCAGCAACCTTCAGGTGGACAGGCTACTAAATTTTATTCTTCTTGTGTAATAAAACTATTTAGTTCTGAATCCGACAATCAAGCACTTAAGGGAAAGATATATGTAGGAGACAAAGCAATTGAAGAAAAGATTGGAAGAAAAATTAGATGGGAGTTGCAATTCTCTAAAACATCTCCAGGATTTCAGTCTGGAGAGTATGATTTTTATTTTAGAGGAGACAAACTTGGCGTAGATACTATTGCTGATCTGGTAGACACCGCAGAGTCAATGGGGTTTGTTGAAAGAACTGGCGCTTGGTATTTAATGCCAGACGGAACAAAAGTTCAGGGTAGAGATGGATTTATTAACAGAGTAAGGGAGGATCTTGATCTACAAGAAATGATTAAGGCTAAAGTAAGTGGATAAGTACACAATATACGAAGGAAAGTTTCCTTGTAAAAATTGTAAGAAAGAAGTAAAAACTATTCGAGTCTATGCTGCAACTGGCATGGCTTCGTGGATGTGTTCAGATAAACACTTATCTGAGGTAGAACTTTTTAAAGTAGGATATAAAAAAAAGAGGGTCAATGAGCGAGAAGAATGAAAGTAAAAGAATAGGTGCCAAACAGCATAAAAATTCTGGTAGAGGTGTTAAGAAAGGTGATGCAACATGGAAAAATTTTACAATAGATTTTAAAGAAAGCAAAAAGTCTTTTACTTTAAATCATGATGTTTGGGCTAAGGCTGTTACTGATGCCATAAAAAATAACAACGATCCAGCAATTGTAATAATTTTGGGTGAAGGTAATAAAAAAATAAGACTAGCAGTATTAGAATTATCTCTTTTATCTGAATTGTTAGGGTATAATTAGTATATGAGATATGACGAAAAAAATACTATTGTAGACAATGTTTTGTCTAAAGAAGAAATTGATGATGTTTTGAATCATATAAATGAATCAAAAAATAAAATTAATATGGAGATGTATAATCAAGAACTTATAGATTTTTTTCTTCCAGAGACAATAAAATTAAAAATTATAAAATATTGTGAAGAAATATCTAATACTAATTTAATACTTACAGAATATCAGTTTTGTAGGTATAGGAATTACTTAAAAAAAGACGATGTTCCAGGAAGTCCAAACCTAACTCCTCATTTTGATGATAGTTTTAAGGAGCCAAGGTTTACCTTTGATTATCAAATTAATGGGAATATAACTTGGCCAATTATTGTTGAGGGAAAAGAGTTTTCTTTAAAAAACAATCAAGCATTAACATTTAGTGGCACTCATCAAATACATTGGAGGCCTATAATTAATTTTGCTGATGATGAATTTTTAGATATGATTTTTTTTCATTTTATTGATAAAGAGTCAAAACAAGTAAGTGATGATCATTTTGATATAATGAATAAAAAAAGAAAAGTATTTAAAAAAGAGTATATAAACTAGTGTTTTTATAATAAAAAGGATATGGTATAATTAAAATATGACAACATTAAACATTGACTACAAGCCAAAAAAATTTGGAAGTTACTCAGATGTAACTCCACATGTAATCAAAAATTTTTTTTCTGAGCCAGAGTTAAAAGAAATTTATGATTTAATTGAATATGGAAAAAGTCTTGAGGGTACATCAGACTTTTATGCACCATTAGTATTACCAAAAATGGCAAGACAACAAATAGAACTTCAATTAAAAGGGCCTTTATTAGAAAAAATAGAAAAATGGGCTTCAGATTTTGTTGGTGAAGAAATGAAGATGACTCATAATAGTTATTTGTCATATAATAAAAAGCATAATCCAGATTCTTGGCCAAAGTTACCGCCACATTTTGATTCAGATAATTATTACACTAAGTTAACAATAGATTATCAACTAGAATCAAATGTAAAGTGGCCAGTTGTTATTGATAGTAATGGGAAAATAGAAAAATTTTATTTAGAGTACGGAGATTTATTGGTATTTTGGGGATCTGGAGCCATTCATTGGAGAGAACCAATTCTTCTTGATCATGGCGACAATTGCGAGGTATTAACTCTTCATTTTGCAAATTGGGATGATCATATGAAATTAAACCAACCAGCAAGAGAGGATGAAGCAAGAAAGTTAAGAATTCAGGAATGGAAAGATAAAACAGACTATTGGAAGCATCAATTAGAGTTTGATGAAAAAATAAAAAACTTAACTGAAGACTACAATAGAAAACAAAATAATGCTTGATGAGCAAAAAACAACACTTGAACAAATAAACGGTCTTGTAGAAATTGCTGAATATATGCAAGATGAAGAGTTTACTATTGCTTTAACCACAATAGCCAAAATTATTTTAAAGCCAGACATACCAATGAATGTTGCCACGCTAGAAATAGTGAGACTTCAGGCAATTGCATCAAAAATGTCATTAAAGGCAACCTGGATGGCAAATGTAGATAAATCAAATAGAGGCAAAAAGAATTTATACTATACTGCAGCAGAATCTATAAATAATTTAGTATCTGCTCTTAAATACATAACTCGCTGATATCTGCTATAATTAACTTAAACAAAGGATAATAATGACAAAAAACTTACTACAACAAGTAATGACAAAAAAGAAAGAATCTGTTAATACAAATAGAGAAGATATTAGTTTTATAGATGGGTTAATTGAAAAAATACAATCTGGATACATGGCTAAGACTAAGCCAAAGTTTAGTAAAAAAAGCAATTTTTCTGCGTCTGGCTTGACTTATGGTGCTGGAGAATGTCCAAGATATTGGTATCTTGCTTTTGATGGTGCTGTATTTTATGATGACTCTACTCCTTTTGGAGTGGCTAATAGGACAAATGGCACACTAGGCCATGGAAGAATACAAGAAGCAATAGAAGCATCTGGGCTTCTTGATGAAACAATGGAGTTTGATCCTCTACAAAGAAAATATAATAAGCAGACACATCCAGCAATGGAGTTTAGGGTAAAAACAGAAGACCCTCCGTTTGATGGATATGGCGATGTAATGCTTAATATAAATGATGAGAGAGTTGTTGGAGAAATTAAAACAATTTCTAACGAAAACTTTGAGTATAAAAAGAATAGCAGAAAGCCTAAGATGGGTCATCTTATGCAATTACTAATTTATATGAAGGTTTGGAAAATTGGCAAAGGCGTAATGATTTATGAAAATAAAAATAATCATGAGTTATTGACTTTGCCCGTAGTAGTAAACGATCATTACCGTCGGTGGGTAGACCAGGCATTTGATTGGATGAGAAGAGTATATAAGAATTGGCAAGATAGGGAACTTCCACAAAAACCTTATCGATCTAATTCTAAAATATGTAAAGTATGTCCAATTCAAAAAGCATGTGCTGAAGCAGAGACAGGGGTAGTTAAAATTAAACCTCTGGAGTTGCTAGAAGATGAAAAGTTGTAGATGGTGTGACCATACATTTGAATCAAATATATCTTATCAGATATATTGTTCAGAAAAATGTAGAGATGAAGCAACTAAAGAAAAAATTGCACAAAGGTATGCTCATACTAGAAGACAAA